GATTTGCTCCAGGGTGTAGCCCTTGCGCATGTTTGGAACAGTCATACAGGAGAGGGCCCGCATGATGTAGGCATAAAGCGGGCCCTCTGCGGCGTCCCATTCCGCCTTTACTTCCTCCGCAAACTTCTTGCGGTTGAGGTGTGGCTTGTCGGGTGGGATAACGCCCCTCTCCTGCAGCTCTTTTTTAACTTTAGCGTTGAGGGCTTTCTCCCTCTGCGTGACGCGCTTTTTCTTAGCCATGTGTCTCCCCTCCATCTTCCTCATAATGCTGAATGGCCCGCTGAATCTGTTGCATTGCGGCATCTTGCCTCAACTGGGTGAGCAGCTGTGGGGAGGTGTCAAAGGCGGAATGTCCGGTATCGTCATCCAGCAACGCCTTTCTGTCAATCTCATTCAGACGCCTTGCTACTGGGGCAGGAAGACTCCGATAGTAAAGACGCAGTGTCATGATCTCCCCGGTGTGCCCCTCTCTGATTTGCTCCAGCGCCCGCTCCATGCCCCGCAGGGCAATCAGGATTAAGCTGTCCTCATTCATCCAGCCCGCCCTCCCTTCGGGCCAACATTGCCTTAAGCCCCTCAATGACTTTGCCGCACTGTGCCCTGTTGAGCCATTCAATCCGCTCGACACCGCACATCTTTTTCACAAAGCCATTGATTCTGGCGTTTTCGTTGTTCCAGCCCAGCACACCGCAAAGGGCGTATATCTTTTTCCGTAGCGCGATAGTGGCGGGATTGCCCTCCGTGTCCGTGCGTTTCTGTGAGATACCCCGTTGGGGGCGGGAGCCGTCTTTCATGCGCCCCAGCCTCATTTCCACCAAGGTCTGCTCTGATGGCGTCATTTCCCGCATACTGCTTCGCCCTGTTTCTGCAAAGATCAGGTCGTGCAGGCTTTCATTGTCCAAACCCAGTTCCCGTGCCATCGCCCAGATGGCGCTGTAGGGATTCCTTTTCTGTGCCGCCGCACCCATCGCCATTACCCTCCTTGTTCTCCGCGCTCCAGCTTATCCAGAAATACTTCATAGCCGAAGGTGTCCTTCTGCTTCCATGTGGCCCCCACGGCATTCACCGTATCCTCGCCGTATTTCCGTAGGTTATCCTTGTCAACAGTCTCTTTGGTGATAACACAGTCCAACATCCGCCTGGCCTTCAGCTCTCGAATGATCGCGTTCACCTTATCCTTTGCGGATGGAATTGAAATCCTGGTGGAAAGCCGAAACCCAACCTCGCCAAAATGAAGCAGCTTACTCTTTTTGCTCCCCAGCTCTGATCTGTGTTCCTTCACATATTCCGCAATGTCCATCTCCAGTTTGCTGATCTGGTCATTGTATGCCTTGGATTCCTGCTCCGCCACCTTTTTAGCCCCGATGATCTGGCGGTTCATTTCCGCCTCAATGTCATCAATGGCAATCTGCGCCTCCGCGATTTTGCGCAGGGCTGCGTCCACCTCTGCCCAGGACTTAAGGGCAGGGGCTTCGACCATTCGTTTTCTGGCCATGCTGTGGCTCCTTTCTCGTTTTCAGTAGTCTCATCCGAAGAGACTTCCTCGGGAGACGGGATGTCTGCCTCATGCAAGATGTATTGCTTTGTGAAAATCATGTACAATCCCAACGGGAGCGTAATAAGGACTGCGGTTGCATCCTGGTCTTCGGGCGTCTCCCCGCAGGATGCCAGCATCAGAATCGCAATGGAAACCCCGATCAGGACGCCTCCCAGAAAACGTTGTTTTCTCATTTTCATTGTCCATGCCCCTCCGTTCTAACGCTTACAGCATCATCATGGCGGACGCCTGCTCAATAATCTGGGAGGTAACCGTGGTTGCGTTGCGCTCCTTCAGGATGCGCCGCACGTTGCTTAGTGTCCTATCCAGCAGGCGGAAGCACCCGTTCTGCATATTGCAGGCCCGTGCTTGCAGCTCCGCCAGGGCGTGCGGCGTAATGTCAAAGCCAATCAAATACTCATTTACCTCCGCTTTGCTCAGTCCACGCAGCGATGCATAGAAATCAACCCGGTTTGCCATGCGGGTAAGGTATGTCTTGATTTGTGCCTCCAGCTTCGGTTCGCCTGCGATGACCAGTCCCACGTCCGATTGATCGAAAATACTTCTGAGGATCTCCATCTTCTTCTGTGTGTACTTGGAGACCAGCTTGTCCGCTTCGTCAATCAGGAGGAGGTACCCCTTGTTTGCATTGAAGAATTCCCGGATGCCGTTTACCCGCCGCCAGATGGTGCCGTAGCTGTTGGGAATGCCCAGGGCGCGTTCAATTGCTTCCACCAGATCACGGCTGCTCATGGTATCGTCACATTCGATGTACACCACGCGGGGAAGCTGGGCGTATTCCTTCAGGGTGTGGGTCTTTCCATAGCCGCTGCGCCCCACAACAATCCCCAGTCCGATGTATTCCTGGCAGCTCTGGCAAACGCCCAGGATGTTTTTGGCGTCCCGGCTGCCATAGAAGTGGGGCGTCCAATCAGGTCTGCTCCCGGACTGCTGGGCGGCGGAGAACTCGATCACTTTACCAGTTTTTGTTTCCAGATACCGGGCAAGATCCTGTTCCAGATCACTGACATCACTGTCATACTTCCCGCCCAAATAGCGGGAGAGCTTTGTTCTGCTGCAGTTAATATCCTTGGCCACTGCGGCGATGCTGCCGCCCGTTTTGCTGATATAAATCTTGGCCTGCTCCGCCAGGGATGCGATTGGGGTACCCGTTGTCTGAATGTCCTTTACTGCTGCCTCCATGATGTGCGCCTCCTTTTATTCTCCGATTGCCCTGATGCGTTCCAGTGCCTCATTCGCCTTAGATGCCAGAAACTCATCCCCGGCTGTGGACCGCTGCTTTTTACTTGCCATTTCACTGCGGAATTCCTTGTCCTGAGGCAGGGCAATCACCTTTTCTTTCGGTGTTTTCCCGATCATCAGGTCAAGCTTGCCCACAACAGCGGCTGCGGCCTCCGTGTTCTCCCGCAGCTCATAGGGCGTCTGGTAGTACGCAAGATCACTGCGGGTATGGGCCAGCTGGCCGTTCTGCATCTTTTTCAGCCGTTCCAGCGCCTCCTGGGATACCCGGTCGCCGAACTGCAGCAACTCCGCTGAATAGGCCTCGCACACCTTACGCCCCTCTTTGTCGTAGATGTAAAGCTTTGTGATGTTGTCCACATCCCACCGGACATTGACCCATTGTCCGCCATAATTGGCCAGCTCCGGCGCTGTGTACAGCGTCTTAAACTTTGTGATGCCCTGGTTCGTCACCTTTGCCCGATCTGGCTTCATCAGCAGAATGGCGGCGTATTCTCTGGGTGGGGCGGGCCGGTCATGCCGGGGTGCGTTCGTCCAGACCTCACCCGGCGTGTGCCACTGATCACCGCTATCCTTTAGGCCCCTGTGGGTGCGGGTCTCATATCTCCCCGTCAGAAACCGGGTGAACTGATCCAGGGTCTCCTCCATTGTCAGCAGCTCCCCGCGCTCCAACATCTGCTGGATGGGCTTCTGCCGCTTCGCTTCGGTCTTGCTGCCTGTCAGAGTGCCCGTGTAACTTTTGAACCACTTGCTAAACTTGGAACACAATGTGTTGAATGAACGCTCAATGGACTTGTCCCATGGCTGGTAGGGGAGGGAGCGCGACCAGTCCTTACTGCCCATGGCTAGATAAAATCCCTTGAATTCCGCATCCATGAGCGCTGTATCCAGCGCCCGTCTGGTCCTGTCCTGGCCCAGCGTTTCATGGTTGGCAAAGTCCTTCCCGTTATCCGTATGTACATGCTTCGGCACACACCCGGCTTCATACACCATCTTCACAAAGGATTCCTTCACCGTCTGGGTGTTGCTGTGTTCACACAACACGCACCCCAACAGTTTCCGGCTCCGCTGGTCGATCCAGGCCACTAGCACCGGGCGGATGGCCTTGACCGCTCCATTGGGGGCGGTGCAGCTCACCCAGAAGTCAAAGGTGTGGGCGTCCGCCACCACGTACTCCATGACCTCCAGCGTGGTGGAATCGCGCTTTCCTTT